GAGCGATCGACAACACGGCACGCCACACGGGCTCGGGCACGGCCTCTTGGTTCTTCGCTGCCTCAGCGATCTGCGCACAGCCCTCGCCGTTGTTGGACTTGATCCAGATCGTCTCGAACTTGCTGACCCGGTTCGGGTCGATGTACAACTTCTTGGTCTCGTCAGAGACCCCGCCCGACAGTGCCCGGGCCTTGGCGAACATGTCAGCAGCGGCCACACCCACTGCGTCACGGATGGACTCGAAGGTGTGGTACTTGATCGGTGTGAGCAGAACGACCGGCGTGTCGTTCTTCCTGTTCAGAGTGCCGGGGACACGCAGTACCCGGACGATGTCGGCGGTGCAGTCACCGTCGACTTCAAACTCTTCTTTGACGCAGCGGGCCTTCAGGGCTTCGGCTGTCGCCTTCCACTCATGTACAGGTATAGGGTTGTCGAGATACCAGTGTGCGTGCAGGCCATTGCCTGAATCAATCAGCGTAGGCTTCGGCAGACCTACTGTCTTGCAAAATTCACGGAGTGCTGACAGGCCAGCGGCCTTGTCGGTATAGGGCTTTTTCGGCCCACAATCCACGTCGACGTAAAACTCCCTCTTGGCGACTGCGTTTGTAGCCTTCGAGTGCTCTTCCGCACCGAACCCAGCGGTTGCGTAGTACACGTCCCATCCGTTACCGTTGAACTCTTCAACGGCTTCTGCCATGTTGGCAAAGGAGGTGTAACGACGGTCCCAAACGAGGGTGTCTTTCAGCGGAATCTTTTTGACTAGCCTGAGGGAGTATCGCGTGCCATGTGGGAGGACGTTCTCAAGGAACTCTTTTGGAGACATGGTGACACGGAGTTAGCCACAAACGCGGCGAGCGTTGCGGACGGTGCATGGGTGCCCGGTCAGGGCAAGGCGAGGATCGAACGGTAATACGCCAAGACCTTGGAGCGCAAGTGCTTGGAAACATCCCGTTGACCCGAGAACCATGAGTAGACCGCAGCCTTGGTCACGCCAAGGTCTGCGACCACTTGGTTCACCGAGACGTGCCTGTAGATGCACAGGCGACCAAGCTGCACACCGAGCAGGCCCGGGTCAGCGTCGGCGTTGCGCCGGATGATCTTTGTGGTGTACATGGTGTGTGGTGGGGGCGGCCCCGGCGCAACCCGGGGCTATCGCAGTGGGAGACACTCAGCAAAGGACACTGCTCACGGCGCTTACCGCCGCCCCCGTAAATCAGTCGTCAGCGTCGTCGCCCCATGCGGCGAGGATTGCGTTGACGTTCGGGCCGTCCGCCACCACAGGCGCAGAGGCCTTGGCTTCGCGCACCACAGGCGCTTCCTCGGCGGGTGCTGGCACGTCCTTGGTGACCTTGAACGTAGCGGGCTTGGCCGCAGGCGCAGGGGTGAACGCTTTGGCCGCAGGAGCGGGCGCAGCCACAGGGGCTGGCGCAGGCGCAGGCGCAGGGGCGGGCTCAGGTGCCGCAGGCACGTTGTCCATGTCAGCGATGCTCACGGTCACCGCGTTGACCGCCTCAGGATCGTTCTGACGATCCACCGCGATCCGGTACTCCTCTTCAGTCAGCGGACGCACCGCGCTGAACACCAGCTTCATGTTCGCCGTAGCATCGAAGCGCATCTCGGTCACGACAGCGTTGATCTCGACCCCGTGTCCGCCAAGGAACCGAGCGTACTGCTGAAGGCCCATCTTGCGCCCTTCGCCTTGACCGAAGAGGCTCGACGCGTTGATGTTCAGCGCGTAGATGTCACCCTGCATGTCGTTTTCCAGAAGCAGCGCCATGGGGCGACTGTACCGGCACGCCTTCGACTCGTTGGTCCCGGAGCCCTTGATGTCTTGTGGGCACCCTGCACAGGTGCGATTCTGCGGGGTCTTCACCGAGGTGTGCGGCTTGGCACCATCTTCGGACCAGCACTGCGGACGGCCCTTGACACCCTTCTCGTAGGTGGTGCCGTAGAACGTGCGGCGATTCGCATCTGCACTGCGGATGACGATGACGTTCATCGCCCGGTCTTCGTTGACGGCGACTTCCTTGCCGCCGACAAGCATGTGCCAGACGTTGTTCTCGATGCTGATGCGCTTCGAGTTGCCGCCGCCCATGAGCGACTTGGTCAGCGGGCTGAGATCCGCAGTGCTGCGGCGCAGATGTGCCGGCAGTTGGTTGCCGGTTTGGAAGAGAGTGAGTTCAGACATAGTTAACCTCAAAAGGTTTCGGGGCGGGCTACAGCCCGGGTAAGCGCCATCAGACCAGTTTGCAGGTCAGTTGCACCGATAGACACCCAACGCTGGTTTAGGTCAGGCATCTGTTTCAAAGTAGCAACAAGATCTCCTAGTTGCTTTCCTTGTTCCTTGATCTCATTCATCAGGCTAATCTCGTCCTGTGTCAGGTCTCGGTAGCCTTTGATAAGGCGGTGTTGGTTTTCCATTACGACCTCCTTACGGTCACGGTGTACTTCGACTCAGTGTTGAGTCCCTTGGGCATCTTATCAGGGTTCGCTTCGAGCCAATCTTTCATGGCCCGTTGAGCAATGCGTCTTTCTAGTAGATCAAGCGATTGGTTCTCCTTGATGAAGTTGTGCATAGACTCCCAGTCGGAAGTCCAGTACGACGTCTTGACACCGCGAATCACGGTGCCTGCTCCGGTGCGGATGCTATCTGCACCCGCTTTCTTGCACACGTCCATGAGGGCGTGTTCAATCAGTTCCATCTGATCCTTGATGACTTTGTCGTCATCCTCGTACTTCTTGGCGAGCGCTGCACGCGCATCGCGCATCTTGATGTACGTCTTGACGAGCTTCTCAGTGGGCACCTGAGGTGCCTCGATGTCCTGTTCCATGCGGCCTCCTGTGGCTGGGATCGAAAGTCTACGGTTGAACTTTGACTGTGTCAAGCACCTCCTCGCGATATAAGTTGAGCAGGGACTCCATGTCCTCGGTCTTGCCGTCGAGCGAGTCGTACAGCTTGCGCTCCACGCCGCTGCCGCACAGCCTGACCACGAGACAGGGGTTCTTCTGGCCCGCACGGTGCACGCGGGCGTTGGCCTGATGGTAGATCTCGTTTGACGTCACAGGGCCCCACCACACCACCGTGTTGGCAGCGTGCAGGGTCACGCCGTGCGAAGCCGCCGCAGGCTGGATGAGCAGCACCCTCGGCTCAGGCTCGGTCTGGAACGCGGCGAAAATCCTCGTGCGCTGCGCCACCGGCACACTGCCGTCGATGACCTCGACAGCGATCTTGTCCTTCTTGAGCCGTTCGTTCAACACCGTGATGGCATGCCGGTACGGGACGAAGACCAGCACCTTGTGGGTGCTCTCCTCGATGGCTTCCAGCAAAACGTTGTATCGGTTAGTGATGTCAAACTCGACGGTGTTGCCGTCGTCGGAGTACACCGCACCGGAGGATACTTGCAGGAGCTTGTTGAGATTGGTAGCCGCATTGACCGACGTCACCGTCTCGGTGCCCGCTGACATGATGAACTGATCCTTCAATAACCGGTAGTACTTGAGTTGTTGCGGCGTGAGTTCTACCTCCCGTGTGGTGTATAGAAGCTCTGGTAGATCAAGGCACTCTTCCTTGGTGAAGCGGATGGCGGGTTGGAGTACCCGGTTGACAATTTCGGCGGCGTTGTTCTTCTGCTTCCATTTGAACTGCGTGACCTTCCACATCACCATGTCGCGGAAAGTGTAGAAGTACCTCGGCACCGAGTCCGGGTTCAGCATCTTGGCAAGGCCGTAGGCGTCGGTCGGTGCTTGGGACGCAGGGGTGCCAGTTGCCATCCATAGCCATGTGTCGGAAGTGATCAGTTCGTTGAGCGCCTTCCATCGGTTGGTCGTCGCGGTCTTCACAGCGTTCGCCTCGTCGATGATGACAAGGTCGAAGCCACCGGCCTTCAGCTCCTCCAGCACCGTCTGCACGCCGTCGAAGTTGATGATGACGAACTCGGCATCGGACTGAATGATCTTGGCCCGCTTGCGCCGGTCGCCGTAGGCCACGTCAACGCGTCGGTGCATGACCACCTTGAACAGATCCGCCTGCCATGCTGAGGACATGATTGACAGAGGGCAGATGACGAGGGCTCTCTTGATGTAGCCTTTGTTCATCAGGTAGTCCGCAGCCCATGCGAAAGCGGCTGTCTTACCAGTGCCCGGGTCGTTGAAGCAGAAGGCTCGCTTGTGGAGCGTCATGAACGATGCTGTCGTCCGCTGGTGGTCGAAGGGTTTGTAAAGCCCCGGCCATTTGTAGCGCCCTTCGATGGGGGACGGCACCCCTTTGATGCCGATGTTCTTCAGCACCCGCGCCTCATCCAGCCCCCAGTGGACAAGCACATGACCATCGTCGAGCAACTTGCTTTTCGGGATGGTGTTCAGCACCCGCTGTGGATTGCGGAGCTTCAACAATAGGGCTTTGTCGTCAACGATCTGCATCATTACTCCAGAGCGAACTTACTCTTCTTCGCCATGTGAATCAGTCGCATCGCCTGAGTCTTGGCATCATCAAGCGCGACGTGTCCGGTGCCTACACGCTCGATGCGATCTTTGAGGAACAAAGTGGACATAGTCCGATAGCACCTGTCATTCCAGAAATGCCAAGGGGTATCGTGCTTGATAGCCCGGTACGCAGCGGCCAGCAGTGCGTTGTCGAAGTTGGCACCGTTGCCCCACACTACGGCGTCCTCCAGCGGGGGCATCCACACCGCGAGCTTGATCAAGGCGACCTCAAGCGAGGTGCCACCTTTGAACGCAGCCTCTCTCGCCGCATCAGACTGCTTACTCCACCACTCAAGGGTGCTCTTCTGTGCCCGCAGGCCCGCTGCCTTGCACGACTCTGCGTCAATCGTGACGTAGAACTCGCCCTTGATCTCTTCTTCGACGCTGAACTTCACAGCGCCAATAGACAGGATGATGTCCCCCGGGCGTGTACCAAGGGTCTCGATATCTACCATGACATGTTGTTTCACTTGCGCTCCTAGACAAACGGAAACCGCTTGAGGGACAAAGTCCGTCAAGCTCAGAGCCCCGAAGGGCGGACAAGCCTAGCACCTTGCGATGCTAGGCGGTATAGGGAGAACCCGGGGTCAGCCCCCGGACTTCGGTCCCTTGAAATTGCGTGCGCTGTTTGCGCTGAAGCCTTTCAGCTTCACGTTCCCCGGCTTGCTCTTGCCACCGTCCTTGATGGGGGTAACGTGGTCGAGAGCTTTACCTTTCCGTGACGCCTTGCCGTTCTCTTTGTCCCAAGCACGTCGCGCCCGCTGACGTTCGGACTGCTTGGCACGTCCACCATCCGCCAAGAAGTCGGCGTATTCCTTCTTATGGTCGCGGTCAGCCTTGTTCTTGTAAGGCATTTCAACCTCCATTTAGCCCGTTGTGCGGGCAAGACATCACCACACAGTGTCTCTTACAGAGTCCCGAAGGATTGGGGTTCCACACGCCTGTACGGTGTGCATTCTCAAGACGCTTGACGTCAGCCATCCACTGCTGCCAGTAGATCTTCTCTTGCTCAGAGGCATACACCGCTGGCTTGAACGAGTTCGCCACGACGAACAGCAGCCCTGCTTTGACCTTCTTGATCTCCGGGAAGTGCTTGAAGACCATCAAGGCCATGAGTTCGAGCTGCGCAGTGTCGGCATACTTGGCCGACTTGCCGGTCTTGTAGTCGATGACCCGTGCAACACCGGTCTCATGGTTGACGATGAGCAAGTCAGCGATGCCCCGGCACCAGACGTTCGGATCTTTGAACCCGCAGGGCTCGAAGTCCTTCGTCAGCCCCATCTCGTACTCGCAGAACTTCTCTCCGGGCAGCGCACGGAGCGTGTCAAGCTGGCCCTTGACGTAGTTGAACGCCCCGGGCAGATCCACTCCGTCGCGGATGTACCGCTCCGCTGCCTCGTGAAAGTTCGACCCGTACAGCGTGGCCTCGGTGTACTCAGGCTCCTTGTAGTTCTTCGCGACCTTGATCTCAAAAAACTTTTTTGGACAAGTCTTGAACGACTTGAGGGACGAGAACGACCAAGGTCCGGGCAAGCTCATGACGTGGCAGCGCGGGCCATAGGCCCGTCCTCCATGATGGATAGCGTGTGCTGGAGGATACGCGCTTCGGTGCCAATATGCAAGGCCACTTCACGGGCTTCAGCGTAGCGGTGCTCAAGGCACAGGTCGTGCGCTTTGCGCAACAGCTTCTCTATCTTCATCATCGGCATAGCGTAGTCGATGACCTCGTCAGTCTTCATGCAGTTCTCCATAGTTGTAGCCCCACTTCGATTCACAGTTGAGCGGGCACCCCTGTGCCCAGTCAGGCACCCAGCGCATGCAAGACTCGACGTAAGCCCTCGCCGCTTGGCGCTCGTCCTCGCGAGCCAATGCTATCACGCTGTCGTGCACAGTGAGTTTGACGGGTAACTTACGGGAGATGCGTAGCATCTGACTCATGACGATGATACGTGCCAGTGCTTGGGTGAGGTTCTCGATGAGCTTCCCACCGTAGATGTTCACCACACCAGTGTCATCTTTGTAGCGCCACTCAACGAAGCGCTCACCCTGTGCACGGTGGAGTTGTGGATAGCTGATGTAGAGCCCGCTGGGCAGCTTGATTCCCTTCTTGCCCTCGATCAGCGCCACACCTTCACGCCCCAGCCACATGCTCTCATCGTTGTACATAGAGCGGATAGACTCTTCCCCTCGTGCCCACAGGTCAACGATATGCGGCACACTGCCACGGTAGGTGTTGATGATCTTCTCACACTCTACGATGTCGAGGTCGACCGACGGTGTTGCCGCCTTGAGCGTCGCCTTGAGCTTGCCTGCGCCGGTCTGGTAGCCGCAGCCGAGCGTCACCGTCTTTCCAACGAAGCGCTCTAGCTTGTCAGCCTTAGTCACGGTCTTACCGTAAATCTTGGTTGCCAGCTTGCAATACACATCAACGCCGTTGGCGAAGTCGTTGACCAGATCTTCCTGCCCCGCCAGCCACGCAAGCACCCGCGCCTCAATGTTCGAGGAGTCGCAGTCGATGATGACATAGCCCGGGGGTGCCTCGATGCAGGCCTTGAGATTCGTACTCCCTCGTGACGGTAGATTTTGTAGGTTAATACCGTCCCCGCCAGATGACCGTTTTGTTCGCGCATAGGCGTACTTGAGCGGCACGGGGAAGGCATCGCCCCGGGTCGAGATGCCGATGAAGCGCTCGGTGCGCGTCTCCTCCAAGGTGCTCTTGACGC